ATCTTGTCCATAAATATGGATGGGAGCATTGGGAACCTTTCGGGAAAAAACATGTATCGGGAGGAACACCTGCAGAAGAAGAGTGATGAGTGTGCCGACCTTTGGAGGGAGTGGGAACGCTTGTGGCGAAAAAAGCATTAGGTGCGCCAGAGGCGAGAAGAGCATGGTGTAAATGCTGTGATGAATTCAGTATAATGTGTCACCAGGAAGCAACAACCAATCCTAGATATAAGGACATGAAATCTGATTGGAATGAACCTCCTCCTTCGCCCCCTGAATGATGTTAATGATGTTACCTGGAGTATAGTCATCAGTCTGCTGATATTACTGGCAGGCGTGGGGTATTACATATATACAATTATGAAGGTAGCATTTGAAGAACTAGAAGATGAGTCAAAATGAAATCTATCTAGGTAATCCTAATCTTAAAAAAGCAAATACTCCTGTAGAATTTTCCAAAGAAAATGTTGAGGAGTATTTGAGGTGTAAGAATGATCCCGTATATTTTGCAAAGAACTATGTAAAGATCGTCTCTCTGGATGAAGGTCTTGTTCCGTTCAACATGTATGACTTCCAAGAGAAGTTGATTCGGAACTTCCACGAGCAACGATTTAATATCTGTAAGATGCCACGACAGACTGGTAAGTCTACTACATGCGTGGCGTTCCTTTTACACTATGCAGTATTTAACGATAGCGTCAATATTGGTATCCTAGCAAACAAAGCAGCAACTGCTAGAGAATTGTTGGGACGCTTACAAACCGCCTACGAAAACTTGCCCAAATGGATGCAGCAGGGTATACTGTCATGGAATAAAGGTTCCATGGAGCTAGAGAATGGCAGTAAGATACTGGCAGCTTCTACATCTGCATCTGCTGTCCGAGGCATGTCGTTTAATATCATCTTCCTCGACGAGTTCGCCTTTGTCCCTAATCACATCGCGGAAGCATTCTTTAGCTCTGTTTATCCTACTATTACTTCAGGTAAATCGACAAAAGTAATTATGGTTTCAACGCCTCACGGCATGAACCATTTCTACAGATATTGGCACGACGCACAAAGAGGAAAGAACGAATATACCGCTACAGAAGTTCACTGGTCTGAAGTCCCTGGTAGGGATGCAGAATGGAAGGCACAGACAATTGCCAACACATCTGAGCAGCAGTTCAAAGTTGAGTTCGAGTGCGAATTCCTTGGATCTGTCGATACGCTGATTAGTGTTGCTAAGTTACGCAATCTTGTTTTTGATGATCCAATACAAAACAATGGAAAGGGACTCGTGGTATATGAAGAACCAAAGAAGGATCGTGACTATATTATAACTGTTGACACGGCGCGTGGCATAGACCATGATTACTCTGCCTTTGTTATTTTTGATATTTCAGAGTTCCCGTACAAGACGGTAGCAAGATATAAGAATAATGAAATTAAACCAATGCTGTTTCCAAATATTATTTTGGAAATGGCAAATGCGTATAACCAAGCCTATGTATTAGTTGAGGTCAACGATATTGGTGAACAGGTTGCGACAATTTTACAATACGATCTAGAATACGAAAATATGTTGATGTGTGCTATGCGAGGCAGAGCAGGTCAACAAGTTGGTACAGGGTTTAGCGGAAAGAAAACCCAGATGGGTGTGCGGATGACTGCCGCTGTCAAGAAGACAGGGTGCTCTAACCTCAAGGCACTTGTAGAGGAAGATAAACTGGTCACCAGTGATTATGATATCATTGCTGAATTAACGACTTTTGTTCAAAAGAAACAATCGTGGGAAGCAGAGGACGGATGTCATGATGACCTTGCTATGTGTCTCGTCATTTTTGCTTGGTTGGTTGCACAAGATTATTTCCGAGAGATGACGGACAATGATGTTCGTAAAAGAATTTACGAGGATCAGAAAGAACAGATCGAACAAGACATGGCACCATTTGGATTCATTTCTGATGGTCTAGATGATGAAGAGTTTGTTGATGGCGATGGTGCTAAGTGGACTGTCGATAAAGAAATGTCATCAACTTATGGCGACATGTCATATATGTGGGAGTACTACTGATGGATTTGGGAGATGAGTTTGATCTAGAACATTTCGTCTTCACAGAAAGAAAATGTAGATCTTGCAGCAAGATAAAAGAACTCACCTCAGATTTTTATAAAACTAGAAAGGGTAGTGGTCCATCTTCATACTCCTACGAATGTAAGGAGTGTACAAAGAAAAGGGTTCTTAAAACTAGAAAATCTAAGAAACAAATATACTGGGAATATCCAGACTGGTAGATTGTTCGTGCATGGTTTCCCCTCTGAAAAAGGTCTATTCTCTAAATATTAGTAGACAATTTTGGATTCTATTGGGAGTTAAAGATGCCGCTCAACTTAGCATCTCCTGGAATTGTAGTCAAGGAAGTTGACCTTACGCAAGGTAGAGTAGATCCTACTTCTACCAAGGCTGGTGGTCTGGTTGCTCCCTTTGCTAGAGGTCCAGTAGAGAAACCCACACTTATCGAAACCGAAGCGGATCTCCTTGAGACCTTCGGCGCACCATACAAAGATAACAACCACTACGAATATTGGTTGACTGCTTCGTCTTATCTGTCATACGGCGGTGTTCTCCGTGTAGTCAGATCTAACGATTCTGGTCTCAAAAACGCTTTTGTCGGAATGGCAAGCAGCGTTACTATTAAGAGTGTTGACGATTATGTCAACAAAGGATATGCCGAGAACACAATCTCTAATGTAGTTGTTGCTGCTAGAGATCCTGGTTCCTGGGCAAACGGAATTAAACTTGCGATTCTTGACGGTCGTGCCGACCAAATCATCACTGGTATCGATACCACTGCAGTTCTTGGTTTCTCCTCTACTGCTAACGGTGGTCTTGCTGCTGTTGCTGGTTACGAACTCGGTGTTGCTGACCTTGACCTTAGCGTAGGTCTTGGTGTTACTCAGGCAATTCCTGCTGGTACTGTTGTTGCAGGCGCTGGTTCGACTTCACTTCTCGATGGTTACCTGAAAGGTGTCATCTCTGAAGTTGGTAACGGTCAAGTATCTGTAAAGGTTGTATCTCATGTCAGCGCTGCTGGTACTGAGACTGCTGTTGATTATACTCCTGGTGGCGTATATGAATTCAGTAATCAAGGTTCCTTGAACATTCATGTTCAATCTGGAGTTGGAACTGCTTTAGATGGTTGGACTTCTAGCACCGTATCTTACGGTTCTAGTTTCGCAAATGCAGACTTCCTTACTGCTCTGACTGGTGCTGGTATCACTGCTGGTGATGCCCGTTATGTTGCTGCTGCAGCATATGATGGCAATGTCGATTACAGTGGAGCAAAAGACTGGTTCGATAACCAAGTAATTAATCTGAGCAATGGTGACACCATTCCTTGGAACTCTCTTGCTGACAGACCTGGAACTTCTTCCTATGCTGCCGCAAGAAACGCAAGAAACGATGAGGTCCATGTTGCCCTCATTGACGATGCTGGTAAAATCACTGGCAACGCTGGAACACTCCTTGAGAAATACATCTCTGCTTCTAAAGCAAAAGATGCTGTTTACTCCGCAGGTTCTGCTTCTTACTGGCGTAAGTTGATGGAAGTTGCTAGCTCTTATGCTTATGGTGGTGGTGCTCCTGCAGGTGTTGTTGCAGTAGATCTGGATGCAGACTTTGATCCTAAGTCAGATATTGCATGGGATCAAGATGCTGAGAATGTTTCCTTCGCTGCGATTGGTAACTATCAGTGGAAATTTGCTGGTGGTTTAAACTATGGTGGCAAAGCAAATGTCGATGACACAGATGCTCTGAAAGTCAGCATCGGTGATCTGTCTTCTGGTTACGATCTCCTTGCTAACAAGGATGCATACGAACTGGACTTCCTGATCATGGGTTCTGCCGCTCATGGTAGAGAGCAATCTCAGGCACTCGCAAACAAACTGATCTCGGTTGCTGAACTGAGAAAGGATTGTGTTGCATGTATCTCTCCGTTCAGAGGAGCGTTCCTCGCAACATCAGGAGATGGTGAAGATCTCACTCTCAAGTCTGATACGGTTACATCAGCAATTACTGCTTTCTATTCTTCAGTAAGTTCTTCTTCTTACGCAATTTTGGATAGCGGTTACAAGTACATGTATGACCGCTTCAGTAAAGCATTCCGTTATGTTCCTTTGAATGGTGACATTGCTGGCGTTTGTGCTAGAAATGACATCAATAACTTCCCCTGGTTCTCGCCAGGTGGTACAACCAGAGGTGCTATCCTCAACGCAGTTAAACTGGCATATAATCCTTCACAGGCAGAAAGAGATAAGTTGTACTCCGCAAGAGTCAACCCTGTAATCTTCTCCGCTGGTGCTGGCATTGTTCTCTTCGGTGATAAGACTGCTCTGGGTAAGGCATCTGCCTTTGACAGAATCAATGTTCGCCGTCTGTTCATCTACTTGGAGAAAGCAATCTCTGCTGCGGCAAGAGATCAACTCTTTGAGTTCAACGATGAAATCACAAGACTTAACTTCCTGAACATTGTTGAACCTTTCCTCCGCGATGTTCAATCGAAGAGAGGTATCACTGATTTCGTCGTGGTTTGCGACGAGACAAACAACACCGCTGCGGTGATTGACAACAACGAATTCGTTGCTGACATCTTTATCAAACCTGCTAGGTCGATTAACTTCATCGGTCTGACATTCGTTGCTACCCGCACGGGCGTCAGTTTTGAAGAAGTTATTGGTCGAGTTTGATCGCCTTAATAATAAACTCAACGGAGAACCCAACTAATGGCTATCAACCAACAAAATCCCCCAAAGACCGCAGACAGGACGATTGACAAGTTTAAGTCCCGCCTGTCTGGCGGCATTGCAAGACCCAATCTCTTTGAGGTTGTTCTTGCTTTCCCCGATG